GTTATTTATAATCCTGCATAAAATAATCATCGTGAGTTATAGTCAGCCACGGGAAGTGTTGTATTAGATCTTTTTCAAATGTTTCGTAGCGTGAAAGATTACTTTCGCACCAATCCAATGTTTGATTGCTGGCAGTTTTGCCTCTGTCAGCATGGAGAGGACCACCATCAAATCCTATGAGATGTAGATGTGTGTAACCCAAACGAGCGGCTAATATTATACACCATTCTCCAGATAATAAAAATTCAAAATGTTGCCCAGGCAGGGGTTCTATTAATTGTATGTTGGGAATGTTCAATCGTTGAGACACAGGTCTTCTACGCACTCTAGGCACAAACACTGTGTGGATGCCATCTCTAGACATACCCATTAATATTTCTGGATCCTGTGCTACTAAAAATGTGGGTAGGTATGTGCGATATATGGTGTTACTGCCAAATGTGGTCACTGGAATAGAATTTAAATCATATTGATTGCGGCTAAGACCATTGCCAATAATAAAACACTGTTTCATTATCTAGGTTTTCATTAGAATTACCACAATGGTAGATAGCAATCCAGCAATCACTGTGCCCGCAGAATAGATCACAGTGCGTATAGTGCCTGATCCATTTTTTTGCATACACTGTGTGATCTCATCCAATTTGCGCTCTATGTTATCCAATCGCTCATTGATGCGTTTGAAACGCTGTGTGCATAACTCCACGTGTGCTTCTAGATTGGTGTGTTCGATACTGCCGTTGCTCATAGCCACTCCTTGGGATCCAAATCATGAATTGGATGACAAACGAGTATGTCTTCTCCCTCTTCCAATATGTTGTGAGATCCGCTGGATATCTCTGTAAAACAGTGCTCTCTGTCTAAAAATTTGTAGTCCACTCGCTCTGGCTCAAACTGTCGTAGCCATAATAGGATGGTTTTCACATCAAAATCCTTGCAACTGTATACATCCAACTGTATTACAGGATAGTGTGCTTCAATCCAAGAGTGAAATGTGATAGAAGATGTTTCAATGATCACTGTGCCACTCCAACCTTTGTTGCCTTCCACAGGACACCACGCAGTGTGCGGTCCTGACAGTATCTTCATATCGATATGATGCACTAGGCTGGCTAATTCCAGTGTGAGATCATAACCCTCCATGGGAGGTGCATTCACTTCCGCTCTCACCAATAAATGTTTGTGTGCTAATAGGGGTTGCATTCTTCTCATCATTTATTTACATTTTTTTCAAACAAATAGTTAAATTGTGGATTAATTTTGTCTGAATGTATTTTGTGATTCCATTCTTGAGGTATAAAAAATAAATCCATATCACGTTTACGTTTTACACCATTGTGCCATAGACCCCTGGGAGATTTAATCACGTGATTAGTAGTAAACACACCATCCAGCCAACCAGTCTTTTTAGAGCATACTCGATAGTTTAAACCACGCATATACTCAATTAAATTTTCTGCTCTGTAATTAAACTTACGACATTGATCAGCTAGAATTTCCATTTGTATGAGAGGTCTGCATTTTTTTATGGTACGAATTGCACCTTGTATCACAAACAATTCATAGCCTTCTGTATCTATTTTGATAAAGTCCACTTGTTCAAAATGATATGAATCCAGTGTTCGCTGTGTGATTGGGTGTGTGTTCCTACCCAGTCGCTCTGGTTTAGCACGAGGGTTTTTGTCATAGTGGGCAAGATGATTGTGTCCGCTGTTGTGTTTGTGCAGTATGATTTTTGTGGTGCCTGATGTTTCTGCCAGTGCTTCTGTGTGTAACACAGCATTGGTAACACCGCAATCTCTCACCGTGCAGTGCCATAACTGTTGTGCTAAGGGAGTGGGTTCCCAGCATTCTACTCTATCAAATCGTTCCGCATAATGCACAGCATTGCAGGCATTGTTGGAGCCCACATCTAGACATACTCGATACTGCCGCAACACAGTTTGGGCAAAGTCCCAATTGGTGCTTTGATACTGACCTTTTTTTAGTCTTGTGCCCATCATACGATTTACGGATTCAACCCAATAGGTTTTGCCGTTGCGTGAATGTATGGGTATTATCTGGGATTGTCTCTCTTCCATTTCCGTTCTATGCGGTCCTGTTCCTCCCTGCGACCCATACCACAGGGGTAGCATATCCAACGATTGCGAGACTCATCATGCCACCACATCATCACGGTGTTGATGCGACAGCAGGATGGACAGAGTGTGCGGTTAGAGTCCACTGACACCCTGTCATCATCAGCCCTTGGGGCTGGTGCGTTAAGATTTTTTTTTGTATCCTGAGGCATATGCGGCCCTGGCTTGTCTGAGTGCTCCACGCTTGGAACGGTAGACTTTGCCCCGTGAGCCCCAGCGGTAGCCCCCCCGTACTTTGCGGATGGGCATCAGTAGCTCTTCCTAGATCGTTTTTTGGATCCGGCACTGTGAGAGGATCCCTTCATCAATCGGCCTCCAGGCATTCTGTGATAGCCTCGGGGTGTTTTACGTGATCCTTTTCGCATCGAATGTTTTGGCATTGTGGTTCTCCTTGGTTTGGGCCCTGACCATGCAGTGGTGAAGGCTCTGGTTATGGTTGTCATATCAATATTTATAGGATTGGGGAGACCATGGGCTTAAAATGGTGGCCGTGAAAAATCGTGCTTACAACACATATCAATCAACCACGTTTTTTTTGGGCACCAAAATAACCATAGTGTCAATGGCCCCCAACCATTTTTACTACAAATCACGGTTGACATCACACAGTATGATGCTATAATGATAGTAACAAAGGAGCAAATATGGAATTGGGATTAGCAGATTGGGGCATACTATCGCTGGGTTGGCTGATAATAATCGCAACGGGCATATGGTTAGCACGTGATTGACATCACACAGTATGATGTTATAATAACAGTAACTAAGGAGTAACAATGACTAAAAACGAAATACAACAACAGATTGAGATTATAGATATATTGAGTGATCGCAAAATTAAAATCACACCCGCGGGGGGATACTTTTTACCGTTACACGTGGGCATAGAGGTTGAAATTGATGCTGGTAAATGGCACACAGCTAACACGGAACAACGCAAAGAACTCTTACGAGAAGCAGTCATAGAGCGAGAGGAACAGGGTGATGATCTGTTTGATCATAATGATTGGGATGATGCTTTAGAAATCAACGATTGGGAGGTTATCAATGGTTGACACGGGGGCATAAGATGTTATAATGAGAGTAACAAAGGAGAAAATATGGCAAAAACAAAAACAAAAACATACACAGCGGAAGTAACAGCCAGCAACTTCCATAATTGGCTACTACGTTACACCATTGATGAGGAAGAGTTACAGCACGACTACGATGGTGACATTCAAGAATGGCTGTCAGCAATTAAAAACAACGAGTGTCACCCCGTGGAAACTATCGATGAAGGTGATGGTGGCCGCATAGAAATTGATGGGGAACCATATACCATACGAGGTTGACAGTGAGGAATAAGATGCTATACTATGAGTATGATAACAATTGAACTAGAAAGAAAAGAAGCTTGGGGTCGTGTGTTGTATTACACTGTACACGAGCGGGATCATTGGCTTCCCCGTATGTTGGGGCAAAACTCGCTCACTGAAGCCAATATCGCAACGCTAAAACGCACGGGGCACTTCCGCTTTGTGCCGCACGAGAAGCCCATATGAGGAGATGGCATAGAATGACTATGTATAAATTTACTATATTTGCTTACACCTCGACAGTTGAACTAGCGACTATCGCTGAAAAAAATTTCGAGGACCCAGATTTTCATCACGCGTGTTACGCAGTTGAATATGGTAACCCAGGCACTTACTTCCATACTGACAGTTGGGATTTTTATTCCAGAGTATATGACTACTTAAAACAGCGCAATTTGTGTGATGAGAAGAAGACTGAGCTAGACAACTTTGCTACACTGATACGACACTCCTCCGATTGACAGCAGGACAGCAACTGATATTACCAATATTACCAACATAGATCTATTACCAACATAGATCTATTACCAACATAGACACCAACCTTCGAGAGCCCTCGACTCTATCTGGGTTGCTAATACCGTGCCCGCGAGAGTGAGTGTCAGGGTGGGTGAGAGTGGGTGAGGCTGTGATAGAGCCTGGGAAACTCTGGGGAACCCTGGCTGTGGGGGTGGGACAGGCTGGTAAAGGGGGCTTTTAAAGGTGGCTGTGACACTCACTCACGGTGGCTACTTTTAGCACCAAACCAACCTCGTAACCCGCGGAGTCATTCTTACCCAAACCAACCAAAATCACCAAACCAACCAAAATCACCAAAATCACCAAACCAACCAAACTCACAGCTCTCTGACTGGGGGAGATGGTAATACCTCTAAGACTCTATGATGCTCTTATCGCTCACTATAGTGATATCGCTCTCGCTCACATTTAATGGTTGATTTTTTGATATAAAATAAATATAATTGTAGAAAACAAACAGAGGATAAAACAAATGAATAAAAAAACATTAACATACGTGGAAGTATTACGATACAGTGATACTACACGTTACACCGACAGTGATTTAATACACATAGCACGAGCGGAACACTATGCTAGTGGTGGTAATGAAATCACATTCCAACAGTTACAAGCACGAGTTGACAGCATACCTCGCGGGGCTATACGGTTGTATTTTTTACAAAAACAACTCACTCACGCGAGATTAACTCGAAGTAAGGTAGCAGTATGACTGTATCGCTAGACTCCATCGAGTGTCGTGTACGCTACGCTCGTTACTTAAAACAGCAATTAGATTCCATCACTGGGGAAATGATTGACAGTGAGGCTGAGCGAGCTCATCGTGTGATGAGTTTAATCATCGAGGGGTTAAGTGAGGGCTATTTAGAAACCTCTCCCATAGTTACAGCAACAGCAGTGGTGCCTAGTATAACCTTGCTAGACCCTATGGCTGAGACAGCACAGCTGGAAGACACAGCACAGCCCCCGGTTGACACACCGAGAAGAAGATGCTACAGTACATTAAATCAACAGAAAGGATAAAAAATGCAATTAAGAAGGAAATATGAACCCCAACACATCGATGAGTATGTATGGGGTAACAGTGTAACAGAAGCACAGTTCCGTGGGGACATCGAGCGAGGTGAGTTACCCAACATTATGATACACGGGCCCGCTGGTACTGGCAAAACATCGCTGGTGCGAGTGCTATTACGAGAGCTTTGCGTAGACCCTATGGATTTACTAAAAATCAATGGCAGTGAGATAACTGGCAAAGATCGAATCAATGATATAATACGCTCTTCAATTGATCGAAATTGTATGGGCTTATTTACTGGTGGTTATGGCAAACGAGTTGTATGGTTTGAAGAAGCTGATAGATTGAGTCCCAACGCTCAAGATTCTCTAAAAGCCATCATTGATGACACTGAACATCGTGTCACATACATTTTTACACTGAATGATTACAGTGGCATACGAGACCCCTTAAGACAGCGGTGTCGTGTCACATCACTCAATGCCATCAATACAGCAACCTGTACAGCGTGGTTGAAAGATGTTTGTGATATAGAGTCTTTGCCCCTCTCTGATGAGGAAATACAGCGTATAATTGCGACACAGAAACCATCGTTGCGAGATATGCTGACAGAAACAGAGCGACTGGGTGTACAAAAACGTGTAGCGGCATAAATCAAGCAGACCAAACCAAACCTTACCAAACCATTACCATATATATGGTATTACCATTCTATAGCATTACCAACAGAAGGCAAGGTATTACCATTCTATCCCATTACCAACAGAAGGCAAACTATTTTAATCGTGGCATTATGCTGATCAAAGCATATAATTGTTGAAATGTATAGCCCTGTTGCTGTAGTTTACACAGCAATAATACAAACAGACATCTGGGAGCTTCTCGAGGATCGAGATCATGATCTATGATGTTTTGTAGTTGAGTATCTAACTCACTCCAACGTGCAGTCTGCTGTTGCTCACGCTCCAGCAGTCGTGCTAGTTCTCGTTTGGCTCGCTCTAGATCTAACTTTACAAGGTTGTCCTGGGATGATTTCACCATTGATGCAGTAGTTCCACAGCTTCTATCAGCACTACTAGAGCGAGTTCTATGGCCAAAATGGTGTGATAAACGTGCCAAATCACCGTGTGTTTAGGTCGTTTGCGTTTCATGGGGTGTTTACCTACCCTGTTTCTCTAATCTATCCAATTGCTCGTATAGAGAGTACAATCGCTGTCTGTGTGTTTCACCCACGGGATCACCTGGAGGCAGTTTAAATTTAGCATCTGCTCGCATCTCTCTGATGTTTTCACGCACAGAGTTAATGTCTTGTGAAGGTGCTGATTGTGTATTAGTGATTGGATTGGGCATTCTGTTGCCTTCCATAAGGGTTTCTAGGAACTGTATGCCCTCTGCTGTGTCTATCAGAGGCATAGTGAGTGCTCTTTCTGGAATGGTAGTAGAAAATTTACGCACTGCTTCCAGTCTGGTTTGATAGTCGTTGCCCCAAACTTTTTTAAGGTTTTGTGATTCTGCTTGTATGTCCACAACGGGTGCTGTTTGTATCTGCCCCTGTATCTTTTGCAATTGATCAGAGTATAATGCCAGCATCTGTCGGGCTTGATCCTGATTTAATCCCGCACTCTTAAATGCTTGTGATAGGTTTAATTCTTTGTCTAGATCGGCAGTTATTTCATCCAATCCAAAGTCTTTAGCAAATCCCCAATCGTACTTTTCAGGCACTTTGGTAGTCATTTTCTTTTCAAGTTCAGAGTATGACTTGGCTAAATCTTCTGGGGTTTTAAATTTTTCTGGTAACCAACCCGGCCTTGTGTCCTGTGCGGGTTTAATTTGTCCTTGTGCTAATTCTTCCGTGCTGGGCACTGTGTCTACGGGTGCTTCTGGTTGTGCCTGTGTGTCCAATAGATGTGCGGATTCTTGCACTGCTGTGTTTGCTGGTGCTGTTGTATTTTCATTCTGTTCCATTATATTATATGCTCCTTATCGTTGTTGCTGATGGCTTTTTCGCTACACATATTTTTAATTCTTCTCAATAGGTGCTGTTGTGCCACGATATAAACAGCAGAATATGGGTTGGGAGAATCAGAAGTAATACGTGTTTGATTTACGATTCTATCTAAATCATTTAGTACTGCTTGTCCTGATGGTGTCTCAAATACCTGTCTATAGAATTGTTGAAGTTGTTGTAGACTACGTGTCATATTCTGTTCTTTTGTTTTAGTTTATGTTCGTAGATATTTATGCCGGGTGTTATGGAGCGATAGGAGTTTCTGACTGCTGTTGCTGAAGTTGCTGTGCCAGCATAGCCAGTTGTTGTCCTTGCTGTTGCTGTGCTTGTTGCTCAATCTCTTCTTGCACTTGCATTTCACTCTTGATAACTTCTGGGCTCATATCACCATCTCGAAGTATTTTTCTTGCCATCTTTTGTAGATCAATATTTCGTATAGCATCAGGACCCAGTGCTGAAACCTGTTGTAGAATTTGTAAATCTCTGGTGATCTCTGTCAGTGCTATGCCTCGTTTAACTGCTGAATTCACAATTAATTCTAGTATTTCACTGCCTACTTGGAACTGTTGTATCTCACCACGCTTCTGTAATCGCACAATAAGACTGCCCACTAATGGTCTTAAGAATTCTTGTTCCAATCTCAAACCATATGGTCCCAATCTCTTGTAGAATTCTGCTTGTCTTATCTGTACTTCTGCCGCAGTTTGATATGTGGGTCTGTCTGCTGGTAATATAACATCATTAAACAGCATCTGTCTTATCATCTGTCTGTGGCCGTTGATCGTGGCTTCTGTGATGTTCACGTTGCCAGCGAATGGTATTGCTTGTAGGGGTTGATCTACTGTGACCACATCACCTGGTCTTAATTTCATATTGCCAAAGTTTACTGCTGTGTCTGATGATACTTGCCAAGCACCTAAAGATAGATATGCGGCTGATTGCATGAATAACATTTGTGCTTCGTTGATAACTCTGATATGCGGCAGTGCCATTCTCACAGGGCTTTCACCCCAAATGTCACCCACAGTCTTGCCAAAACGGAACACTGTAAACATCTGCACAGGCATCTTTTTCTCTTCTAATATCTGCCCTTGTTCATTGAGTTGTACCACATAGGTGTATTCTTTTGCGTTGGGCATACGGAAACAACTTTCTAGTATCTTGTGCTGTTTGTAAGGATCTTTTTGACACGCTTGTCTCATGGAATCTTCCAGTTTAGAACCATATGTTTCTAATAGATAGTGCCCTGGTAGGGAGTGATCTCTAAACACTGTGTCCACTTCATTCTTGTGATTGTCTAGGAAGTATAATTGATGGCTTGGAATAGCAGTAAAATTGATTGCATTATCTTCGTATGTGCCAATACAACCCACACCCGATATAACAGCATCAGTGAGTGCTTCTGATGATGCCACATAAAAATTTGAATCTCTCAGTGTCTTAAACACAGTCCTGTTGGCTATGTCCAATTGAATTTTTACATCACTTGCTACTCTCTCTTTCAGATCTTCTCGCACAGACAGAGTAGCCCACTGTTGGTTTTGCGGAATCAACAAATTCAATATTGTAGATACTAAATTTTGCACACCTTCTGGTGCTGTCGAATCGTAAATTCTGCTTCTGTCCGTGGATGTTGTGTCTGCCCTGTCGATATCCCTGTTAGGTCTCGTGTAGAGATATGCTTCAGATATCTCTGATTCGTGTTTCTGTCTTTCTGATTTTGCTAAACGATATGCTCGTGCAATAAAGTCTTTCATTATTACTGTCCTGTATATAATGACTGATATTCTGTTTCACCAGTTGTGTCTAATGCGGAAAACAATCCACCTTGTCTAGGTGTCATTAAACTTACTTTACCAGCCTGTCTTCTTTTTTCTGCCAGTGCGGCTTTTCTTCTCTCTTTTTCCGATTTTTCTGCCGCTTCGGAAGCAGATTGATCTGCTAATTTTTTTTGAATTGCATATTGCTCTTCTGCCGAAGGCATCGCTGGTGCTTTAGGAAATATTCCTCCCATTAGTATCCTCCTCCTCTCAATAAGCCCAATATAGTTTGTGCCGCTGATTGTGTTGGTTGTAATAAATTTTTTCTAGTACCACCTATCTGTTCTTCTGCTGTTTCTTCCACACCCAACGGAGCAGTAGGTCGTATCAATACACCTCTACCTCTCGCAGATTTTTCTAGAGCTCTACC